CGGGCAAGGTCACAGACGAGAATCAGGAGACATGGGCCTTGAGGCAAGCCAAGGGGGACGTGGCAACGATGCCGTTGACGTTACAGGTCAAGCAATGGAGAACACCATCCGCAGCGGAGGAGAAGAACCAAGCGCACAGCCAGCAGATTTATCTCCAGAATCAAGTGGGCGCGACACCGAAATTAGGAGAAACGAACGGCAAACTGAATCCTCGCTGGGTAGAAACCCTGATGGGACTGCCCGTGGGCTGGACTATTCCAAGCTGTGCGTGTCCGGTGACAATCGAACCGACGAACTCCGACTCCTCGGAAATGGAGTAGTCCCAGCCACCGCAGAGCTTGCGTTCAGGACGCTTTTCTCATCGCTCGACGCCGACCTTTAGCGGCAAGCGATTGGAACTTTTCCTTGCCGAGTTTTTTGCGACCGATTGATGCCGCGAGAGCAGCAGGGTCTTTGACACCTTTCTTCTCAAGAGAGCCGATAAGTTTTTCGTAACGGCCTCCACCACCAAGTTTCATTTTATCCATAAAATTACCATGCTTTGCACGACCAAAATTTAGGCGTTGTCTTGTCCTTTGCCTCTGAGCAGTTGTGTCGCGCGCGGAAATTCTTTCTACGACCGGGATTGTTCTTTTTGATGGTCATATCCGGGTCGCCGAACCTGACCTTCACAACATTGCCGTTATCGTTCTTCACGTACACCGCGCTCTTCTTGCGCTCGCCAGGAGTGTAGAACGGTTTGTTGAGCGACACCTTCTTTCCTTGATAGGTGTTACCTTTTTTTGAGAGAGAGGTCATGGCTTGATCTTCGGAAATCCTTTAGCTGAATAGACCGAGATTTTCTTCTTCACTCTGTTGCGACGAGAAATGAGCGACTGCTTGGTCCTTTTATTAGAATCAAACGATTGCACAGGAGCAACGAACGGGTCCGCAACGAAGTCGCTCATTTGGTTGGCCTTTGGGGAACACCAAGAGAATCCTCAAACACGTTTCGCTTGTCTTCTGGAAGGCTTGCTTTTGCATCTTCAGATTTCTGATACAAATCATCCCATGTTTTATTGAACTGAACCAATGACATGTTGGAGTTTCTTGCCAACGCATTTGCTTGAGGAATAGTGATGTTTGGTTTTAGACCTGCACCTGCTTGCGGAAAACGAACGACTGCTGCAAGGAAGTTTTGAACAGGCGCGCTTCCAACCATTGCGTCAACTACCCACCTTGCTCCAGTCGCGCGCCTCATTGAATTTGCAATCTGGTCAGGTTGAAGACGCCCCCCTTGCTCCGTCATGTTCCTTGCGCGATTCCACAACATGTAATCATTGATCATGTTGAAGTCTGCCGGATCCAAAACAGTACGAATGATCTGCATCCGGTTTGGATCATCTATGATGTCTCCAAGAGCTTGAACACCTCTGCGAAGATTTGCAGGCCCGGTTTCAGAAACGTGATTCAACAATGCCGTTGCTGCATCTGTCCTTACCGCATTCAGCGTCGCAGGATTCAACTGATTGAGAGCATTTTGTACAACCTGTGGATTTTCAGACCTAAACAAAAAGTCTCTGACAAATTGAGAAGGGTCAACGTCTGGATTCAGTTGATTTCCCTGAACGAGGCTAGTGGTTGTATTGAAAAACTCTCTCGACCTCTGCCTAGCTTGCTGCGCTAGATTGATTACATTGTTTCTCAATGTAGGAGATGCAATGTTTCCAACATTATCGGTGATTTCATTTAGCTGTTGAGGAGTGATTCCAGTTGCGACAGGAATTGTCATCCCGACGTTTTGAACGCGAACAGCATCGTTGAAAATAGACTGAAGCCTGTTTGCGTTTGCCTCACTACCGGCAACAATGTTTCGCACCCCTTGAGGAAGCTCCCTGAAGTTGTTTGCGATGGAAGAAAGGTTTTCAGTTGCAACTCCACCAATTTCAATAGGTGCGCTGCTTCTCAATGAATCAAGAAAACCACGCCGAACCTGGTCAAATTGGATACGCCCCTGCGCGGTTGGAGCCAAAAGATTCCTGATTGAAGTGAATCCTTCTGGCGATCTAGCGAGATCAGAAAAGAACTGCTCTGTGTTTTGATACCCCCCGTCGCTTGCCGGGATAGACGCCCTCCTGATTATCGGATTATCCTGAAGCAAGTTGAACCTGTTTTCAGCAAGCCCCTGAGCGGTCACAACCTCGTTCTCAATTCCAAGCCTGCGAGCAGACGCAAGCTCTTCATTTTTAAGGGCAGAGCGAAGCCTCCTCAGTTGGTTCTGAGCGACGCCCGGTGCGACTTCTGAAAAGTGATGGATGAGTCCATCGATTGACTGCCTGAGTCCAACAATCTGTTCAAAGGTCTGAGGGCTTCTCGCAACATCAAGCAATGCTCTTGCGCGCGAAGATGCCTCATTGAAAAACTGAGAAGGAATGCGATCAATGGTGGTTGTTGGAGCGCCACCGATGATAACAGATGGAGTGGTTGTTATGCGCTCCTCGGTCGCAAGCGCGCCAAGAATATCATCTACTGTATTGGTTAGATTTTGACTTGGAGCTATTGGAACTTCAGGTTGGCCACCAAGCCTCCTTGTAAGAGTTGTTCTGACGTTGTTGTAAGCATTGTCAACGATTCCCCCAAGGCGTTGATCTTCTCCACGTATGAATCCAACAGAGTTGTTTGCTGCGTCTTGCAATGATGCCGCCCTTGGAGAGCGAGGCAAAATGGTTCCAATGGTTCCTTCGACTTCAGCAGAGGCTTGGCCAGCGGATCCCGCTGCTCCAGTCCTTAGTGCTCCCCTTGATACAGCTTCAGCACCAAGAATATCTTGCTGTGCGGTTGCAGATGTTGCTCTTACCTGTTGAACCGGAAGGCCAAGGTTCCCGCGAATCGCTTCTGGAAGTCTTTGCTGTGCGGCAAGTGCGGCAGAGCCTGGACCAAATGTACCTGGAACATTTCTGCCCGTTTGCTGTGTAGCTGTAAGTGGAGCGGCTTCGGGACCAAGCACAACTTCCAATCGACCAGAGGCTTCTCTTCCCGCTTGAGCAATCTGCTGTTCGGTTGTAAGCAAGCTCGCTCGTCGCGCTACTGCTCCACTAGCGCCGCCAACACCCGCTCCAAAAAGTGCAGGGAGACTGATTTCTTTTCCAATTTCTTCCCAAGTTGGAAGCCTTCCTTCATCAATGTATTTTTGGATAACATCACCAAAAGCGGCAGTGGAAGCATTTACAACAGCCTGTCTTCCAGCTTGATAAAGTCCTGCTGCAAAAGGACCAGCAACACCTTGAACCATTCCAAGCGCGGGGGTTGCAGCAACAATTCCAGACTGTAATTCTTTTCCATAATCCGGCTGTTGTCGTTGGCCAGAAAGTCCTTCTATGCTTTGCGCGGTTCGTTCGCCGGCATAACCGGCAAGCCCCATTGCAGCAGGATTTCCACCCGTAAGAACACCGGCAATAAGTGGAGGAGCAATGCGAGCAGTTGTTGTAACAACTCCAAGGCCGGTTTTTCTTGCAACATCTTCAGGAATTGCTGGAGATGTCATAAACCCTCCGCCACCACCAGCGGCTGCGGCTCTTGCGTAACCAATGTTCTTCGCATCATTCACCGCACTCTGCAATTGTTCAGCAGAGCCAAGGTCAGCGACAGGAGCGGATGGTTGAGCAGGGGTGGCTGGGGTTGATGATTGCGATTGTCCACGCAACGCGGAAAGGACGTCCGCTTCTGTCGGCTGAGTATCAGATTCCAGAACAATTCGTTTCTGAACTCCGTTGTCGTCAACTGTTACAGCAAAGCGTGGCATAAGTTATTGTCCAAGGATTTCAGTTGATATGATTTTGATGCCACCACCAGCAGGCTGGCCCACCGATGGAGTGGATGAATCAGGTGTGGTAGGAGTAACTGATTGCTGCTGTCCAAACGTAGGAAATGGTAATTTGTATTTTGTAACAAACTTATTAGCTTGATTCACCTGACCCGGAGTAATCCTGTACTGATCCTTGAACGACCTGACAGTTCCATAGTAATCTTCAGCAACAAGAGACGCAAAGTTCCTGACATCATCACCAAAGTTGTTGCTCTGGATATTTCCAAGAGAAGCCTTAAGTCTTTCCATTTCCTGAGAGGTTACAGCCTTGCCAGATTTTTCAAAAGCAACAGTGTTAAAGTTGCTCTGAAATCTTTGAAGCAAAGCGTACGCTTGTTTTTCTTCCTCAGTTTTAGCGGAAGAAATCTTTCTTTTTAATTCTTCAACCTTGCCGTCAATGAGTCCGACATATTTTTGAATTGCACCAGCACCAAACTGCTTTTCAAATTTATCTAGTTGATCAGCAAGCATTGACGCAGAGTTGGAAATAATTTCGTCACCCCTGATTCGTTTCTGATCATTACCTTCAGGAGTTTTCCACTTACCAGTCAGGGCGTTATTCCTGATGTATGAATCAGTCTGTTCGTCTGGTTTTCCAAATGCAGATGTGTACTCAGCGATGGCGAGTTCAGCGTTACGCTCTTGAGTTCTTTCTGTTGGAGATTTTGCGCGTTCTTTTGCTTTTAAAATTGCATCACCAATTCGCTGCTCAAAAGGGAGGGTATTATCCGTCTGAGTATATGCAGCCCTTACGTCTTGGCTGTACTCTTTTAGTTGTCTGACTTCTCGAAGTTTCGGCATGTACTTATCAAAAACACCCTGATCAATAGACCCTTCTGAAGTTACAACCTTAACATTGTACAGCTCTTGAATATCAGCCGCATCGCTGAGTTGTTTGTTTTCTATTGTCTGTAAAGATTTCTGGAGTCGTGCGCGAGGCGCGTAATTATCCAATTGCTGACTAACTTGAAACATTACGTTCTGGTTTGACTTTGACTGTACCGGAAGAAATTTTGGAAATTCAGCTTTTGGATTTCTGAAAAACTCATCACGCATTTGCAGGTTTGTCTGCATGTTTCCATAATCGTTCGTGAGTTTTGACTGCTCGTCCAGGGCTTGATTGTAAGCATTGAGCTGAATCTTGTTTTGAAGCTCAGATTGCTCCTTACGAATCTGTTGGTCGGCCATTTGCATGTTGACCTGATCCATCATCCTACGCTGTGTCTGCGCGCGATCGTACAACGATGCGCCAATCTGAAATGCTTCAAGAAATTGGTCGGCCATAAGAATTTTTAGTTGTAGCCAACACCGTAATTTCCGTAACCCGAAGAACCAAAGTTCATCGGCTGACTATACAGGTTTTGAGACTGAGAAGGGCCGTTCATCATGTTATCTACATTCCCGTAGTTGTACGGAGAAGATTGGCCACCGGGTGCGCCCTGCCCATTTCCTTGTCCAAAGTATTGATTGAACGCAGGACCAGCAACAAGACCACCAATAGTTGAGAGAGATCCACCAAGAGCAGACATCATCGGATTTGGAGCAGCAGACACCTGTGCAGCTTGCAAATCCCGACTGTATTGAGCTTGCTGCTGCTGCTGCAAAACCCCGACGCGTTGTGCCGGCGTGATGAACATGCTGCTGGTCGAGAACGGTTGGACCATTCCAAACATACGCTGCTGCTGGATAAAGCTCTGTGCCTGCTGCAATCCTTGGTTCTGGATCTGCATGCCGGTCAGTCCAAGGTCGCGCGCAGTCAACGATCGGCCCATCCCGCTTGCACCACCAAAGCCACCGGACAATGCTCGTCCAGCGGTTGACCGTTGAACCTGTGAAGATATTTCCGGCGAGATTTCGCCTCGCAAAGACGCTCCGATGTTTGATCCTGCCTGTGCAATCAACTGGTCGTAACCAGGGATGGCCCGCCGAAGCTGTTCCTCCAGAACGCTCTGGTCAGCAGTCGTTGTCTTTCTTGCAAGTTCTGACGCAGAAGACAATGAACCAAGGTTTTGCTTGATTGCTTGTTTTTGCTCTGCGGCAAAATCAATGGGCTTGAATGCTGGAATAACGGGCTTTTTGCCAGCCCCAAGCAAACCGCCCAAAATACCGCCAGCGGATCCAATTATGCCCCCAAGAAGTCCCTCTGCCATAAATTAAAATTCCTCCTTTGTGAATTGATTGCAATTATCAATCAAGAATGATTTTTCATGTTCAATGTTCATGGTTTTCATATTCAGAACCATTGGGAAAAACCTCCACCGTTCAAGCCGACCCCGACCATCCTGATGGTGTGTACTGCGTCGCCAAGATATTGCATCGTCTGTTCCTGTACAGCCTGTACCGCTTTCGATTCGTAGGCCACTGCTTCCTGTATCAAGTCGTTCTCCTCTTTGCGGATAGCCATCACCATCAACTTGATGGCGTCAGGAGAAGGAGGGATCAGATAGTCGTTCACGCTCGTAGCGTTGACGTGACGCATCTTCGCCATGACCGTCACCGGCTTGCTGTCGTCGCTGCTGCAACGGTCCGCGAGATAGCTGCGACGATACTGAGGAAGCGTCTCATCGGGGTCGTACACAGCCAGATCAAGCTCCAAAAGAGTTGTAGCATTGTACTCGTACAATCGGCTCGCCGTGTTCGTCGCCTCGCGGATGACCCCTGTAAGGCTGGTGAACTTCTTGGTGGATTGAACGTACGGAAGAGCCAAGGTCAGCTTTTCGCCATCAATCCAAACGCCTCCAGATAGCGTCCTGATCCATTGACCGTTCTGGTCCACCCCCTGAAGCGTGATGGTTTTGCCGACATCCGACGCATCGCCTGGATAGACTCGAATATAGCTGTTCAATCCACCGGACATGTCTCGGTAAGAAACAACCGTTCCTCGATCGACAAGCTGTTTGCCGGCGCACGCCGAGTTTTCACCGAGCAATCCATATCCGCTCTCTTGGAACTCGAACCATTGGTTGCGAACAGTACCGACGCCGCAGCAATCTGCCACCGCTTCAATCGTCTCGATCTGTCTAGGCCAAGTTATACACCCACCAACGGTGTTTATCGTGAACCGACCGTACGCTCCCGCCCAAAGACCCTTGTGAAGCAATCGGCGACACGCCTGATTGATGTAGTCATAGACGCGCGGATCATCGACACACACGCCGACAACGCGGGCAATCGTCGATTGGATGTCCTGAACAATCAGTTTCATTTGGTGTAATAGACTCGCGCGGTCCGCTTGATGAAGTAAACACCATAGAACGGAGGAAGGTTGTTGTGAGCGATGTCGCCACCTACGCTAACCGCTTCCGCGTCCAAGCTCGTATCAAGTGTTGCGGCTGGGAACACAGTCGTATTGTTTGTCACAGGGTTGGAATAGGTTCCGCCATCCGCAGAATCCCTTGTTCCATCTTCTCCTCCATGACCAAACACCTGTATCGCTATGTCGTGCGTGTGAACTGCTAATTCTGGAGTGGTCAGCTTGTGTTGGTCTTCTCCGACAACAGCCGTGGCCGTTGCGGTTCCATTCACAGCAACAGCGCCGCTCGCCGCAAAAGCTCCGACACCGACCGGGAATCGTGCCGCGAACGCTGCATCAATCTCCCACATCGGACCTGTGACGCTTGTGACCGTGACTGCACCATCGCCACCGTCGTACAGCCCAAGATCAATCGTCGAACCAACAAACATCCGCCGCTCTTGACCAGCCGCTTCGACCGTGTTCTTTCGGATCCAAAACCCCTGGGTGAAGATCCACCAAAGCCCTTGGTCATCGAGCCAAGGATAAACACGGTTGTTGATCGCAGGAAACGATGCTCCAAAGTTGAAGAACGAGTTCCCGATGGTACTGTTGAAAACCGCCTGCGTCCCACTGATGATGTCGTTGGCCAACGTCTGGTAGTTGGTCGGGCAATAGTTTACAGGAAGGCTTGGAGGAACAAGGTTGATCAGTGTTAGATTTGCCATATTATTCCGATGTGTAAGTAAACGGGTTCACGTCGCACGCTTCAAGCGTCTTGCATCCTTGGGAAGTCCTGCACTCTCCGACAGCAGACTCCTGGACATCGTAAGCGTGGACGCGGACGCTCTTGATGCGACAAAATCCGGTGATGGTCAAAGCCATCTGCACTTCGTACAAGTTACGGGTCGGGGTGCTGATGGTTGAATTGCACGATGTATCTTCTGGGGTCGGCAGACGCATCTTCGGCCTGTACTGAGGTTGGAAGTTAGCAATCGGACAAAGGTTGCTGCACTGGTTCGTTGTGGCGCACTCCGACCAGTTCGCCCAATCCAGCCATCCTGGATATTGGTCAGGTCGATACTGCACATTGAACGCAGCGGTTCCATCAAGCGCATCGATGAAGATGTCCCCTGAATCAAGCCGCTTCAGTCCGAACGGAATCTCAAAGTTGTAAGCCCTTGTCTGCACCAACCACTCAATCGAGCTTGGTCCGTTCGCAACGCTGTTGTCCTCCTTCTCCGCCTTGCTGATTTCCCAGAACTGGATTGATTGGTCAGAACCGCGAGCAAGAATGAAGCATCGGTCACCGTAAGCATTCTCTGACTTCAAGACCTGCAACACGTCGAGGCCGGTCCAGATTCCAGCCCAAGCCGGTGGGAACTTTTTCCGCAGCGACGTGATCAGGTCGAAATCAAGGACAAGCAACGCCTTGTGGATGACGCCTTCAGAGTTATATCTCGGCTGTGCAGTCATCAACAGCCGGTTGTCGAACACGACCGCAGAGCTTGCCCAAAGAAGATTGGTCTGATCGTTGTCGGTGATGTTCAGCACCTCGTTGCTGATCGGGGTATTCCCCCAATCGTTGAACGACCTCCTTGCGATGATGAACGAGCGCACTCCATCAACCGCCCGATAGAAAACGTCACCGTTGACAGTGATGGCCGACCTAGAACCAAGAGCACCATTGGTCAACAAGCTGATTGCTTGGATTGGATAGCTCAGGTTCTTCCAGATATCACGATCAACCGGAGCATTGATGCTGAAAACGTATCGAGGAGTGAAGATCAGGAGCGGGCCTTGGCCGAGCGATGTGTCCGGGTTTCCCGGTATGCCCATCGCCGTGATACCGCCAGAATCAGAAGGAACGGCGAAATCTCCGCCCTCGTTCAAGAAAGTGTTTTCGGTTTCCTTCAAAACGCTCGCGCGCGTTCCGTCACCATAGACGATATCGGTTGCTCTGAATGAGAACCCATTTTCAAGAGCGTACCAGATTCGCCCGTTCACGTAGGCCATCATCCTCCCGCACTTGATCTCATCAATGTTGGCTCTTCGGATTCCTACACCATTAAAAATCAAAGGATCACTGACACCATCTTGGATGATGACAAAGTTTTCTGCCTGCACCATCCATCCATCAAGGATGTTGGAAGGGTTATAAAGACTTGAGGATGTGGATATGTTTTGGACGCTGTTCTGGTCGATGTCGTACAGCCAAACTTTGCCACTGATCAACATCAGGATGAACGTCCTTCCGTTGTCTGCGATATACGGAAGAGCGCATTGAAGGATACCCGTCAATCCGCTTGGATTGTAGCACTCCTCCGAATATCCATCAGCCGTGATGTTGGTGATGTCCGCAGTGATCGTCGCATTGTCTGCGGTGATTGAATCGCAGATGACCATGTCCTTCTGGATGAATCCGGGACGAGGAGACGCGAATCCCTGACGGAAGCTGGCATTGACCGCGAACGCGACCTGGTTCCTGTCCACCTCTGACGGCATCACGCCAGAATCAACGCCACCCTCAAAGGTGACGGATCCATCGGTGTACCTTTTCGGTGCGCGTTCGCTCATCGGTTAGGCTTGGATNCGNTGCACCGAGAATGAAGAACTAGCGTTCAAAGACATTGTGCCAGTATATGCACCTCTAACGTAGTAAACTTCATAATAGTCACCAACATTTGACGCTTGATCAATGTATGAAAACGCAATCGGAGCCTCTATTGCTCCAGGAGTAAAAGCTAGGCTGGTAAAAATAGAAGCTCCATTTTTCTTTATCTGAAACGTGACGTCTGAAGCGACACCGGTTGTGCTTATGTTCAGTACAACATCAATATTATAATATCCCGTATAAGGAACAACATATCGACCAGTTGCCGCTACAAATCCAGAAGCTGAATCAAGCGTTGCCCACGTTCCTGATGGAAAGTCTGTAAGGCTAAATGGGTTCGTCTGTGTGATTAAGGATAACGCCAACGCAGATCCGGTCACTCTACGGGTGAACGTGACGTAGTTGAACGTAGCAGTTCCAGAAGCGATGGTGATTGTGCCAGCGCCGGGTGTGATCGTGATGTTCGCGCCAGCGGTAAGGCTTGCGACCGTGTATCCAGAACCATTTCCAATCGGTATCTGTCCATTGGTCGGAACAGTTGCGACCCCGGTTCCGCCTTTTGCGACAGTCAAGACACCGCTGATGTCTGCAACTGGAATGGTGGCAGAAGTGTTAATTGCTCCAGACCCTGAGCTTCCAAGAGTTTTTACATAACCAGCAGAGAAAGAATCAAGAGCGGTCGCGCTAGGAATCGAAGCGTCAGGAACACGAACGATGTACGTTCCAGAAGAAGAAGCTCCACCGGCCAGTCCAGGAGTTCCTTGCGGACCGATTGCGCCAGCAAGGCTGATGAGCGAACCAATAGGGATAACCGTGGTCGGAATCGCGTTCGGGATGCTCAATAATCCGGAAGCTGGATTCTGAAGGGTCAATTGAAGCCCATCAACCGACGTGACCTGCATGTATCCTAGACCCTGCACGGATACAAAGAACTGACCAGCAACCGATTCTGGAAGAAAGTCCGTCGCGTTTACATAGACCAAAACGCTAGACGCAAGAGCGGGAGTGACAAACGATGCCGTGGTCGTACAAAACGAATTGATTCCGTTCGTGCCATTCGTGCCGGCAGTACCAGTCGCGCCTTGCGGTCCAGGGATGTTGACGACAATCGGAGTCGTGTCGCAAGGGGTGCAACAACCGGATGAAGAAACAAGTTGCGACGACATAATTTTCCTTTCGCAGAACCTCAATCGCAGCGAGAACTATTGCAAGGCCAAACTATGTCTGAACCAGTGTCTGAGCATCCATTGATCAATCACAAGTACGGGATTCGTTCACCGGTAAAGATTCCAGATCTTGAACTGGAACTGTACGCATTTCGCAATCGTCTTCAGCCAAATGAAGGCGGACTTGGAACCTTCAACCATTTTGTCAACGTCAGCAAAATGGTGTGGCCGAAGATGAGTTGGAATCCTTGGCTAGAAGCTCAGGTAGAAAGCCTTTGTGAACATGATTACGTTGGATGGGCAGGATGCGGAGCGAGTGGAAAGACCTTTGGCGCAACGCTTTTTGCAACTGTCTGGTGGCTAGCCAATCCATCGAAGACAACCGTTGTGCTTACTTCCACCACAGCGAAGATGATCCGGAAGCGTATGTGGGCCAATCTTCAAGAATTGGTCCGCAAGTCGCGAGGGTTCCCCGGCAACATGGTTGATTCCAAGATGTCTTTGCAGGCAATCAAGGGCGATGATCGACACTCGATATCCGCGATTGCTGTCGCTGAAGGAAACACGTCCAAGGCGGTGGCCAACATCCAGGGTATCCATGCAGAGCGGGTGATGGTCATCATCGACGAAGCTACGGACACTCCCGAAGCCGCTTTCGAGGCTTGTACCAACCTGAGCAAGGGCTGTCGCGAGTTCAAGATGCTCGTCATCGGGAATCCTGCGTCAAAGTACGACCCTCATGGACGGTTTTGCACGCCGGCAAAGGGATGGCGCAGCGTCACCATCGAGGACCAGCATTGGCTGACAGAACGCGGCATGTGCCGACGGTTTGACGGCATGAAGTCTCCAAACATCAGCGAGGGACGCACGAAGTATCCTTATCTGATCACGCACGACCAAGTTCTGTCGGCCATGCGCCATGAGGGCGAGCAGTCTCCTACGTTCTGGAAGTACACACGCGGGTTCTGGTCGCCGGACGGAATGGTGAAGACAGTTCTGTCGGAATCGATCATCGAGACGTACACACCTACAAGAAAATTGGTGTTTACTACCAACGTCCAAGTTGTCGCCGGCCTGGACCCCGGTTTTGGCGGTGACCGATGCGTGCTTCGTTTTGCAAAAGTTGGAACCGCTAACGATAAAGTAAGCATACTTTTTGGAGACGTGATCCACATTTCTCCAAATGCACAGCTAACCGAGCCGGTCCATTACCAGATTGCCAACCGGGTAAAGGAAGAGTGTTCTCAGCGAGGAGTCCCACCGGACAAGTTTGCTCTGGATTCAAGCGGCGAAGGCGGTGGATTGGCCGACATCCTGACCCGAGAATGGGGCGTTGTTCATCGAGTCGAGTTCGGCGGATCCGCTTCGACCATCCCGGTCAGCGATGAGGATTCAAGGCCATGTAACGAAGCATACGACCGAAAAGTGACAGAGTTGTGGTTCTCGATGCGTAAATGGGTCGTCGAAGAACGTGTCGGAGGAATGGACATCGAGACGCTTCAAGAGTTCTGCGCTCGTATGTTTGATGATTCCAAGCGCAAGATATCGGTAGAAACCAAGACCGTGATGAAGCAACGCACCGGCAAATCGCCTGACTTAGCGGATGCAGCAGTTGTCTTGCTTGATTTGGTTCGCAAAACTGCTGTCCTTGAACCCAGAGCAACTAAAGTTGACAAAGTTTGGGAAAAGCTGGTCCGTGAAGCAGATTCAATCTATCACGACGAACAAATCGAAGGATGAACAAAAGAACTGGATACAAAATCTTGAACGAACACATGGTCATCCCCGGTGGATGGCATTATCGGGTTCCAGAGACAGGTATCGAGATTGCTGGCGGTTCATGGCCACAACTCCATGAGTTCATCAAGAACCATTACAATGCGAACGCCATCCAGATACCGGGAAACCTTGATGAACTGATTGTTGAATATGCGTGCCGAAATGGGGCTGATTGCACGTATGACGAGGTCGAGCTATCGAAGCCGGCTGGACGCAAATCATTGGAGATTGGTGACGTTATCCGTTTCAGCATGAGTCTGCTCCACGGATTGACCATCGGTGGAGGGAAAGTGGGCCAAGAAGAAGCGAATCGGCGCGCCAACATCTGCGCTGGATGTCGATTCAATAGAAAGCCGCTTGGATGCACAGGATGTAATGCGCGAGTATTGAAAGATGCTGTCAAAACATTTTCTCAACATGGAAGCACCCCTGTTGACGAACAGCTACAAAGTTGTGAGTTTTGCGGCTGCTTTATCAGGAGCCTGGTATGGTTTCCTATTGAAACGCTCTATAAATTTGCAGACAGTACAGAGAACGAAAACCTTCCGGATCACTGCTGGAAAAAACGACCATGTACGGCAACCTAGTCCAACTACCGCTCGAAACCATCGATGAAGACGGCAAGGCTCCTGAGACGCGCCTTGCTGATGCGGCATCTGCTCGCGAGATCTTCCAGAAACTGATCTCAGCGGATCAGCTTCGCAATGCTACGCGGTCCAAGCTGCGCGGACTTGTCGATGGCAATCCTCCGTACAATCCAGCGGAGCTACGTCGAAACAACCAAGCGTTCCGCACCAACGTGAACTTCCGCGAGTCGGAAGCGTTTCTTTCGTTGGCAATGTCGGCCTTCTATGACGTGTTCGCCGAGGTTCCGACCTACGCGAACATCCGCACCGCTTACGGAAACGACATGGATAAACGGGAGGAATGGTCGAAGATCATCACCGAAGAGTTCGACCGCCTCCAGAAGCTCGACAAGGACTTCGACTACACCATGCAGCTTTCTCAGCGAGAGATGGTTCTCGTTGGAGATGGCCCGCTGATTTTCGAGGATGCAACTGATTGGCGATGCAAAGCCATCATGGCGAATGACTTGCTTGTTCCTGATGGGACCAAGTCGAATGTCGGCGATTGGAAGGTCGCTCTTGTCCGTACTCGTATGGGCGTGGACGATTTGTTCGAGAAAATCCAAGACGAGGAAGCTGCGACCGCCACCGGCTGGAACGTGGATTACGTCCGCCAGCGGATCCGTTCCGCGATGCCTGAACCGTATCGTTCTGGTGTGCAGTACGATTGGGAGTTTTTTCAACGTCAGCTTCGTTCAAACGACATCACTTTCTCGGCCCGGTCCGAAGTTGTTTCGATGTGCCATGTTTTCTACAAGGAATTCGATGGCAAGATCAGTCACGTCATCATCGATGAGCGGGACAGCCAGGGGTTCATGTATCGGAAGCTGCGTCGATTCAGCCGATGGGAGCAGGTCATCCATCCGATGTACTACGACCGTGGCGACGGCGAGCACCACGGCGTCAAGGGTCTTGGAATCAAGATGTTGCAGGCGATGGAGTTGAAGAACCGACTCCGTTGCGCGATGGTTGATGCCGCATTCGCTCGCACCCAGATCCTGTTCCGACCGCTCAACGCCAACGCCCTTAGCAAGACGAGCGTGGTGCAGCAGGGTCCGTACGCTATTCTTCCTCCTGATTACGAAGTCATCCAGCAGAACATCGCCGGCGTCCTAGATGCGCCTATGGCGGTCAACGCGGACCTTGAGAACGTGCTCCAAGGGAACCTGTCGCAGTACAGGCAATCGCTCTCCAAGCCCCAAGGAAACCCCAAGACCGCGTACGAGGTAAACGTGATGGTGTCGCAGCAGTCTGCGATTGGTAAGACCCAGTTGAGCCGGTATTACAACCAACTCGATTCGTTCTTTGAGGAGCGATACAACCGCGCTTCAAATCCCAACCTGAACCCGATCACGAAGTCCGACAAGGACGCCATCGAGTTCCAGCGTCGATGCAAAGAGCGCGGAGTTCCTGTCCAAGCCATGATGGATATCGATTTCGTTGAGGCTACCCGGACGGTTGGCCAAGGTTCTCAGTTTGCGAAGCAGCAATTGCTTGGTTCATTGCTCAGTCTTTCTGGCGCGCTTCCCGAAGGCGGCAAAATCAATCTGCTCAAAGACTACATCGCGGCACAGGTTGGTCAGCAGATGGTGGACAGATATCTGCCGAGCCAGGTCCAGTCGTCTCGCGTCCAAGACCAAGCTGCTCTGGCTGTGCTTGAACATGCGTCGCTTAACCAGAGCAACATGCCCATTGTCACCGACACGCAGGACCATGTGGTGCACATCGAGACGCACATGGCCGCTGCGAACCAAGCCGCTTCATCGCTCCAAAGTGGCGGAAATCCTCAAGAGATCATGTTGTTCATGCAGGGTATCGGGCAACACGTCCAAGACCATTTGCAGCGTCTTGCCACCGACCCCGCTCGCCGGCAACAGGTTGATGCGTACTCGCAGAACCTCCAAGAGCTTGGCAAAACAATCGAGCAGCTTAGCCAGATGCTTCAGCAGCAGCAACAGGGTCAGGCGCAGATGCAGCAGGCGCAGGCCATCCAGCAGGGTACTGATCCTCGTACCGCTGTGATGAACGCGGATATCCAAGCAAAAATTGCTCGCCAGAATGCGGAGACGATGGCCAACATCCAACGACAGAACGCAAAGACGAGCGCAGATTTGTCCCGCAGGAATGCGAAGACGACTGCGGACATCCAGCGAGCGAACGCAACTGCCGAGTCTGACTTGGCGCGGTAATAATGAAAAATATGGAAAACGAAGAAAACGTAGTTCAATTCATCGCGGAGCAATTTCCCAAAATGGGAGGCTGGTGCGACCAGAAAAAAGGTTTGGAAATTGCCAAACTTGTTCTCGAATCAAAACCTCAACATATCGCGGAGGTAGGTGTGTTCGAGGGCAAGTCCACGCTCGCTCTGGCTTATGCCTGCAAGCTCAACGGTATCGGAACCGTTTATGCAATCGACTCATGGAAGAAGGATGATTGCATCGATGACGAGACTTCTGCAAATCAAGCGTGGTGGGCCACTCTTGATCTGGACAAGCACTACGAATCATTTGTTGGACATGCAGTTCGCGCTGGAGTCGTGAAGAACATTCAGTTCTGTCGCATGTCGTCATGGGACGCTTCTCGATTCCTGCCGGACATGGACATGGTCCACATCGACGCGAACCATGCTGAATGGCCGTCAACCAGCGATGTCGTCAACTGGCTTCCTAAACTGAAAGTGGGCGGCTACTTGATCATGGATGACGTGAATTGGGATTCCACGCAGACCGCCATCCGGCTTGCCCTAAAACGCTGTGAATTTATCTCGCGATTTGACCTTAACGAGAGCGTTTTTGCAATCTATCGAAAACTGAAATAACTCCGTGGAAACGATTGCTATCACGGTGCGTGGTTCTCCTCGTATCCCGCGCTTAAAAGAAAACCTTGAATCCGCTGGAATCAGTAACTACCGGATTTTTTATGGTCTTGACGGAAAAAAGTCTGGGCTAAAGGCCAGCATTCCTTATGAATGCGATAACCCAGGTTCTGGATATCTCATCTGCCACAAACACGTTGGATGCACGATGTCTCATTGGATGTTGTGGAACGCCCTAGAGTTTGATCCAAACACTCCTGATATGGTCATGGTGCTTGAGGATGACATCTTGTTCAGGCCGCACTGGCGCGAGGCGGTTGAACGCGCGCTAACAAAACTTCCAGAGGATTGGGACGTACTATATCCAGGGTCTTGCTGCGCGCACGGAAAGTTATCACGAGAGTTAGATTCCAACCTGTTTGAAGGAATGCCTCTTTGCACCCATTGCTACGTTATCCGAAAGAAGGCGCTGAAGACCCTGATCGAGACGAACGAGAAGATTAACGCTCCTGTTGATTTGCAGATGTATTTTAATAGCAAGCAGCACCTCAACTGTTTCACGATTTTCCCGCGTGTTGCCGACCAAGATGGTATGAATTTATCCGACTAAAATTATGGGTTTACCTTTCAATGGAGACACGTTCATCGAGCAGGAGTTTCTTTGCCTCAAGGAACGATTTGAGCTTACGACTGCGGTAGAAACAGGAACGCACGAAGGTGATACGACCATTTGGTTGGCCAAGAACTTCTTGAAGACGGTTTCTTGTGAACTCGACAATAATAAGGCTGAGAAAGCAAAGGAGCGATTCAAGCGCGAGAATGTACACGTCGAGATGTTTGAAGGAACCAGCGATGCTTGCATGAACTGGTTCATCCCGAACAACGGCATCGGACATGACACAATTTTCTTTTTGGATGCACATTGGAACGATTATCTACCGCTTCTAGAAGAGCTTGAGGCAATCAATCGGTTTGATATTCATCCAGTAATCGCAATCCACGACTTCAAGGAACCCACCGGACAGCTTGGGTACGACGCTTACAACGGATATGAAATATGCTTTGGTTACATAAAGGAGAAACTGGATGCGATTTACCGAGCTAAAACTCTGACGCAAAAGTATGGATACAGTTTCTACTATAATCATCCGAGCAGATGCACAGGTGCTCGTCGCGGCATAATCTACATCATTCCAAACCGATGAGAGTTGATTTTGATAATACGCCTACTTTTATTGTCTCAAAGCCTGAGAGCGAAAAGGAAAAGCGATGCATCAGATACATGAAGTCGTTTGAAATTGATGCAGTTCCGATGTATGGATTTCGTTCGCACAACTGTGGAATTTCAACCGATTACTATCACAATTGCGAGAAGGAGAAGGCAAAAGTAAAAACCATAGTCGCCGGACTTAGTCACTTCTCCGTCTGGTCGGCCATCAAATGGATGGTTGAGGCGAAAGTAACCAATCATCGCACCTTCTTGATTGTTGAGGACGACGTTGAGTTTATCGACAAGAACTGGAAGGCAAAGGCCAACGACAACCTTGAGTTTCTACCGAATGACTGGCATGTTATATATCTTGGAAGTTGCTGCGCTGACCCAATTGAAGATCATGCCTATATAGCGTCAAACCTATACAAGCTGGTTCGAGGGATGTGTACTCATGCTTATCTTGTAAATTACGAAGGGGCTTGCAAACTCCTTGAAACAAACCAAAAAGTTTGGTGTCCAATCGACATCCAGATAGCGATTGATTCTATGCCAAGGATGAACTTCTATGGAATTCTTCCAAGGCTTGCTACACAGGAGAACACAAATTTGTATCCATAATGAAAGACATCATCCGAAGCCTTTCCATCAAGGCTCTAAAACGATTTGCAAATGGTGGAGACGGTCAAGCCGATCTGTTGATGCAGATCGAGGAACTTCAAAAAACACTTGAGTTGAGAGCAATTGAAAACGAAGAGCACCTTACAGAAGTGCGAGAAGAGCGCGACCATTGGCTGTCTCTTTATGATGAGATCAAATTCGCTGCTGAATTTCTTATGAGCTACGCAAAAAATGACGTTCCAAAGCTGGCTGAACAAGTGGATTGGGAGGTCGGCAAGATTGTTCTACCGGAGGAGGTCGGAACCTACTACTTCAATCCTGCCATCTTTCAAGAATCGGACGGCAAGATTCTTTTGTTTGCTCGTCGATGCCGCAACAAACGCGAAAAGGATGAGGATACGTATGTCGAGAAGAACGACATCGTTGTCTTTGAACTCAGCAAAGACCTTCGCGCGACCAAGAAAGCGTTGATCCAACTGACATCTCAACATCCAAACGAACAGTTTGAAGACCCTCGCGTGGTCAAATTTGGAGACAAGTACGGGATAAACTGCGCCACCTTTGTTCCGTTCAAGTCGTACGCGCATCAGGCGATGTTCCTGCTCGATAAACAGTTCCTGAACGTGGGCCGGTTCGATACTGTATATGGCAACAACTTGTCCCAGGCGATGGTGAACGATGGACACGAAAAGAACTGGCTTTTATTCGTCCACGATAACACGCCACACATGGTGTATTCTGCCAATCCACACGTCGTTGTGCGCCTCAATGGGCGGTTAGAGAAGGAAACGGAATACTCGACCGATGAGTTCAATCCTCTTTGGAAGTTCGGCGAAGTGCGCGGCGGCTCCAACCCTATCCTTGCGGACGGCCTGTACTGGACCTTCTTCCATAGCTCGCTCCCGTGGATCAACAAGAAGCGCAGGTACTACATGGGTGCATACGCTTTTGAAGCCAAAGCCCCGTTCCGCATCGTCCGCATGACCACGCTTCCGATCCTTACTGGAACAAATCAAC